CGTGGACTGTTAATCCATTGGTCGTAGGTTCGAATCCTTCACTCGGAGAAAAATGTAAAGCGGTTTTACTTTTTGTGCATTTTCTTCAAAGTTTCCGCTAAACGTGCTCTTTTTGCTGTTTTTGGATTCTTGGAATGCTCTGCTTTCTCTAATTTCTCCTCAGGAATTTTTTCTCCTTTCTTTACATGTAAGGTTTTGCGGAGTGCTCCAGGTTTTTTTATGGCTTCCTGAATCCATTTCTTTTTTTCTGCCATTTTAAATTCTCATTTTGGATTGTAATTCTTTCATCTTTTGATAGGATGTTTTTTGACCGACTGGGCTAAAATCACTAGCTGCCGCATAGGGAGCCGCTGCAATGCCCGTAGGTTGATAATAAGGACTTCGGCGATTGGAATCGACTTTCTCTTGAATTGATGGGGGTTTTTCTTGTGGTTTATTTAATCCCAATGCCTTGACATTAGCGTACACCAATTTCTGTCTTTCAAATGTGTCAGGCATTTTGAGAATAATTTTTGCCAATTCAGTACTGACACTAGGTAATTTTTCAGCATGTTCTAGAACTTGATAGAAATCGGGATTTTGCTCTAACCATGCGTTTTGACGTTCTTTTTCAATAGCGTTATCAACAATTTTCTGAATATCGTTATGGGTTTGCTTTTGATTATTTTGAGTAAGCTTTTCTAATTTCTTCTCTAACTTTTTATTGCTTACATATGGTTCAGAATCTGAATCATCATCTTCATCCTGCTCCCTCTTAGTGAGTGCTTCTTGTGCTAATCTTTCGATTTCTTGGCGCTCTTGTTCTGCTTGTAATCTTCTACCTCTTTCTTCAGCTAGAGCTCGTTCATATTTAGATTCTAACGCACGAAAATTCAATTCCTTGTCCGAACCTTTTTGATCTTGTACTTGACTATTATTTACTTCATCTGTCATTTCTTATCCTTTCCCGTAACGCAGGGATGCGAGTAGATTTATTCGCATTAAACAAAATATTTTAATAAAAGGCAAGCGATGAAGAAGAATTTCTATTATAAGGGAAAATATTTCGACACAGTAGAAGAATTCTACGAAGGAGTACATAAATATCTAACACAATCTCCTAATGAAACCCAAATTGAAGATCACTTCAAAGAACTAATCGAAAATTTTATGCTTAATTATAGATTATGGTCAATAGAAATGAATAATCAAGAGTGGAATATAATAATGGAACAGATTTTTATTTTTATGATATCCTTATTGAATAGAAAAATTGAGGAAAAAAATGAAACTAAACCGACTTGAGGCTCATGATAGACTTGAATATTTCAAAAAAGATCAATCTGCAAATGTTTTCCAAGGTGCAGAAGATTGCCTAAATAAAAATTCATTATCTCTTGCACTACAAGAAAGATCGCCATATGTCTATCTTTTTGCTCATCCGCGTACGGCAGATGATGGGGTTACGAAAATCATGTTTTGGCAACCGCGCCTCACGAAACCCGAAGCTCAACAAAATTCTTATTTATTTCGTGCTAAATCTCGTTCAGATGTTTTAGAAATATGCTGGCTCATTCCTCCTTCAGAATTGTGGTCACAATATGAGGTAGATACTATCACTCAGCATGACCTTGTCAGATGGTCTATCGATCAATATGTGAATAACAAGAAAAATTTAGAAGCTAAAGATCCTGATGATTTCACAGACGAAAAAATTAGGCATATCTATAGAGAATTACACCAAAACCAAGAAAGAAAAAAATTAATGAATGGATTATATTTAAACCACTGATTTAGGTGGATTTTTCATCTGACGAGTAGTGAGCGCTTGCATTCCCATGCTCTCATCTCGCATACGTCCCATTTTCGCGACGACACCTGTTCCATAGTAATCGCCCAAACCTTTTTGGGATTTTGGTGTATGGGCGAATCTATAGGGTTTAGTGACCTTTTTCATTCGTAAAATTCGGGTTTAATTTGACTTGGAGAAATATCCTCTACTTTCATAAGATTAGGACGTCCAAATGGCAATGTAGGAACTCGAGAATGTGGAGTTCCTTCGCGACCTACTGGTTGCCTATGGCATTTCCCATAATTTGATCCGGCATTTATATAGCCGCTAGAGCGTTCATCATAATGAGGAGCTGTATAATCCCAAGGATATTTTTCATTTTTTTTCTTATCATTAGGAGCAATAGGATCTTTGAAACCCGTTTTCATATGACCTCAAAATGACCGATTTGCCAGGCTGGTTCGGTTAGACCTTTTTAGATTCCATATAAAGATATAGAACAATAAGCGTTTTTTTAACGTGGACGCCATACCACCAACATTAGAAAATCTCAGCAAACTAGTTTCTAAATCCGTCTTTTCGAGGATGGCCATGAACTTTCGTTTTGTTCATCATCTGTTGAGATTTAATTGCTTCGGTTGTGTCTTCGTAATGCATTACAGAGCCGAATCCTTCTGCTGAGGATTCATCTTTTGTTTTAGCTCCCTCTGGAAATACCGAACCTTTTGAATGCCCTCCAGCCCAGAATGAATGGTCATCTATTTTGCGACCTGCCATATTTACCTCGTATGAGCCAAATGGGCTCTTTTTATTGAATCTCTATTATACAATAATTTATTTGAATATCAATAAAAAAAGAGAGAGCCTCTAAATACCTCTCTCTAGTTTTGACCTTTTTGTCCATTCAATTACTCTCAATGCAATTTTTCAAATATTGAATCTTAAAATACCCATACCTCAGAATGCCGTAGCGAACAATAGCCGACTATACCGAAACGCACCCTATTTTAAAATTCAATATTTAAAAAATCCATGGCATATTGAGGAAAACCAGACAAGGCTCTACCTTTCACCTGCACACCTTAAATTAATTTCTTTTCAAAAAACCCATACCATATGAAGGCTTACCATTGGACGCATCGCCGTGCCTCACAAGAGACTACCTGAACATATTTTTTGAAAACTAAGCTGCTTTTAAATAATCATTATCATTTTGCTGTTGAGAATAAGCTTTAAAATTCACTACAACAAATCTCCCGTAAGTAGGACGAAAATCTCCAAGTCCTATCAACCTTCCAGCTAATTGAATAGATTCATTTAATTCAGTTGGTGTGATATATTCTGGAATATTAATCATAATGTCAAAAGTAGCTTTCCATCCATTTTTCATAGCTGGTCTTATGCGATTAATTCCAGCTTTTTGGATGACTACTCGTCTTTTATCTTCATAATCCCATTCTTTGGTGCCTAATGAAGCAAGAGCAGTTAAGCTGGTGATACCAGCTTTATATAAGTCCATAGCAGATTTTCTAGGCGATCTAGGATCTTGTTTATATTTTGCTGCATGAATAATGGCCATTCTCAAATATTCACCTGGAAGACAAATATTATTTTTATGATCGCGATAAACATAAGATTCAAGATTGTCTGTTTTTTTAGCTTTTGATCCTTTAGCGGCTATGCTTTTGGCCTCTACTTCTTCGCAATTCCATCTATGAAATAACAAATCACTACTTCCTTGCAATGTCACTTCGACATTGTAAGGTAATCCACACTCGATTACTTCTTTCCCAGCATTTGTAGGAACATCTCCACCGATTTTTTTAGTTTTCGCCATATTATTACCTCTTTTTATTATTAAAAAATCCTTAGTCAAAACAAGGAATCTCGTCTTAGCAAAACCACTGCTTTTCTCGCACCACCATGGTTTTTGCATTGTTAAAAATACAATTTAGTGTTTATCGTATGCTCTGACTTTATGCAAGAAAAAATTTAAAAATAAAAAAAAGGAGGGAAAAAATCCCTCCTTAGCCATGTAAAACCATGCATAAGAGCGCCCTACACACACCTTGTCATGAATTAAGCGATTTGTTGATTTGGACCTAGTTGTTCGTTTTGACCCATTATTTGTATGAGAAAATCATTTGCAAATGCTGTACGTTTTGCATCAGCTTTTTCTATATCTTCTTTACTCTCTTGGCGATAATCAAAACTTTCTATCTGATTCATCTTGAGCGCCGTTTCGACTTCCCCATATTTCGCAATAACGTCCACCATTTTCTCAAGCGCTTCCATTTTTGCTTTGGTCGCCATGGCGCGGTTTTGGGTGATTTCTGAGAGCCTTTCTTCGAACAAGCCGATGTCGGCTTCTGCTCTGCCATGCCTTTCGCGCGCTGTCGCAAGGCTAGCTGTTGCACGGGCGTACATTTCTTTGAGTTTTGCATCTTCGAAGGCATGTTCAACCACCATTTGTTCTTGTTGGGTTTGGCTTGCTTGCTGTTCTTGTTGTTGGAGAAACTCGATAATCTCTGCTTTACCAGTGATATTGAGCTTAGGAATGATCATAGAAGGAGGAAACACTTCCCGCTGGAATGCCGTATTGATATCCATCATCTGTTGAGCTTGTAAATTCTCTTGAGTAGGGGTCAGATCTGCTTCCTCGACCATCGTATGAAATTTCACAAACACTTTCGAATAAAAAAATGGCGATGGTTCCTCGCCGATGATCATTTTAACTTTTTCTGCATTCCAATTATTCTGAACGATCTGAAGTAATCGCTCTCCTAAAAGTCTATCGGAATAATCCCACTGGTCGAAATATTTTTGAAATACCATCAGATTGGCTGCCTGCTTGAGCAGCATAGTCAAACTGGATATTTGCTTATCTTGTTGCCCTGACCAGTTCTCAAGGTTGATTCCTGACGTTTGATAGATTAAATCTGCCATTTGCTGAGCAAGTTCCAGATCAGACTGTGGAACAGCGCTGGGGATTAATTTCTCAACGTCGGTCATTTCATAACCTTCATTGACGATAACATCCCATCCTTGACCTGATTTTTTCAGATTATCTTCATTGGCAACAGCTCCCACTTTACGCTTCCATCCAGCGTTAATCGTAGCAGCAACGATATCGTTATTGGTGATCACCTTATAGTTGAAGAGAAATTGTGGGTCTCTCATGGTGCGGATGAGAGAACGGACACGTAAATCATAGTAATTAATATGAGGCTCGTAGTTCCAAAAGTAGGGAACGAATGGACAACCGTCAAAACCTAGTGGATTATCTCCTTGAAACATGAGCTGATCGTTGAGTACAACTGCTAATTTCCATGTAGGAACTTCAACATTAACGGCTTCCAAATCGGGAATAGCAGAAAGAATTTGGTCTAAATTTTCTTCCCCACCTGCAAAATCATAAAATTGATTATTGGTATGGCTATATAGGCGTTTTTTCTTCCTTTTCCATTTGTACCATACGTAAGAGAGCACCATCAGGTCATTTCTAGCCATGTTATAGTTCTCAGGCAAGAAATAAAAACTGCCGTAGCGTTGAGGAGTTCCAGCCATAGGTGCAATTGCCTCGGCTTTATCAGGAAAACGATTTTCAGCTTCTTTTTTGCTGATATACTCTTGACACCAGACAAATTGAGCGTCACTCATATCTGGAGAGCGGAAATAAGGATCAACGAGAAAGGCGTTATACTCCCATATTTTTACTTTCAATTGTCCTTGCGCTGCATCATCACCCATAAAATCCAAGTAGGGCTGCATGAGCACCATCCCAGAAACGGTAGCTAATTCCTTAGCTTTTGACTTCTGTTCGTGGATATTGCCTGCATTTGCTTCATGGATGATTAGTTTGGTGTATTGATCGACTGTTTGAGCATCTGCTCCTTCTGAGGCTTGAAACATCCATTGCTTGCGGTGCTGTCTTTCAAACCCAGTGATCATATTCACGGGTTGCTGACACAAATTGAAGTAATATTGCTGATAGGAAGTTGTAGGAGCAAAATTGAAATATCTATTTACAAATGTCTGTGATCCTGCATAGAAAAGAGTGTCGATGTTCGATTGATTCCAGCGTGACTGTTCAATTGGCTGAAACTTGGAATAGGGATTATCTAGCCATTGCCTAACATTTCCTTGTGACGGTTCTAATGCGTTATTCCATGGGGGATAATAGAAAGCGATAGCAACCTCGCAATATCTAGATTCAATAACCTAAATATATCATTAAATATTTTTTTAAATCAATCTTCCTCTTTGATCAATTCTTTTTCCAAGACATAAAATTCTTTATATCCCACATTTCCCATTGTACCAGTAAAAAAAATATCTCTACGCAATCGTCGTAACTCTGCTTCTGCTTCATCTTCTGATGAATAAATTTTGATTATTTCATTCCAAGTATCTGTCTGAACTCCAACAATATAAATATATTGCTTTTTCATATGAAAGATCTCTTTGGAAAATTAAATCTACCTTTTAAATAATCATCTGCATCGACTTTATATGGTTGATATCGTTGGACTTTATGTGAATAGACGGCATATCGAAGACTATCGATGGAGTGATCATCCTTTTTAAGTGGTTCATCTGCTCCTTTTTCCGCTGCTTTTGCATCCCACACGTATGACTCTATCTCACGAATCAGGTTGGGGCAATTTTCACAGATGAGAATATTTCCTGCTTTCATCTCTGAGGTCATGAAAATGATTCCATTTTCCACGTCATTATTGGCATCCACTACCTGAAAACCTCTTCGTCGCAACTCCACTTTGAAAGCGGCAGCGCTAGGATCAATGTAAATTTGCTTTACACCATAGGGTTCGAGGAAAGTCACTAAATCAGAAGCATATTCACTGTTCGTTTTCTGTCGCCCTTCTTTCTTTGAATCCCAAACATATTCCGCTTCAGCCCATCTGCTAACGCCCAGTTGATCGTATTTTCCGGTGGAGATTCCAATGACTGTACACGCGAAACTATTGATAGTGCCGTAATCAATACCCGCAATCCAATATTCCGCTGCTTTAGGAGGCTTTTTAACAACGTAAATTTTCTTGTCAAAGAAATCGAAGATCGCCCCTTCTGCATGACACCATAGTCCAAGATAGTTGCGCTTATAGAAAACACCCGATAAGCTATTGCGTATACG